AGGAGGAACATATGACAGATGCTCAGGTGTATGCAAGAGCCACAGAACTTTATAAAGAGGGCAAGTTAACTAAAGAGCAAGTGATTCAACAAGTATTAGACGAAGCACCAGTCGAATGGTTGTCAAAGATATTTACGATATTTGATATCACAGTAGACGACTTGAAAGAGTCATTGAGGAGGCATTTAGATGGTATTTGATTGTGTATTTGACATCGACCGCGAATTCAATAAAGCAAAAAAGAAGAAGATGCTCAAAGCACTAAGCTCAGAAGAGTTCGAAGTTATCAGACATTGCTATTTCAATAAAGCCGTAAGACAGTTAAAGAACTTTGCAAGAGATTTTCTGCTATATCATTATAATATGCCCACCACGCCAAGACCATTTATTGAGATAGTGAGATACGCAGCAACCGATTTCAGCGACGAGGAACTCTTGACAATGATATTCGACTATGTAAATGCAGTCACACTTTCACAAGGAGACAGGGCAGGTAGAAGAGCATCACAAGTATTGTTTGGAGAGCAAAAATGTATAGGCATAACCACAGCCGATGTAGAAAAAGAAATAAAGAGGAGGGCAAAGAACAATGATAAGTAGACCAGAGCAATTGCACAGACTTATAGAGACAGGGAGGACGATGCTTGAGAATCTTGATTATAGAGAACAAGTTAAGCAAGTAAAGATGTCAGTTCCTTTCATAGTGTCATTTGAAGAGATAGACGAATTAAGAAAACTGCCTATGGGATATGACTGGAAAATCAAGTTTAGACTATCACTCAACCAAAAGAAAAAGGTACAGTCGACTGTCGTTATACTAGAAAGAATAGAGAAAAATTAAAGAAAAAATGGAAAAATTAAAGAATTTTTTGAAAAAACACCTAAAATCACTTGACTTTTGGTGTTTTTTATTATATAATAATTGCGTAGAATGGAACAACATTCTATTAGATTAAAAGACCAGACGCATCGTTTCAGCGCTGGCAAGGAGGAAAATATGAAACAAAGTACAGTTAAGAGAACAGAATGGCAAGGCAGAGAATTCAACAAGGAGACAGGAAAGTTAGAAGACGTCTACAAAGAAGTTGAATACAAAGTAGGAGACGCAGCAACGATTCTTTATTACAGCGACAGAAGCCCTGCAACTATCATTGAGATTAGCGAAGATGGTAGAACAGTAAAAGTTCAAGAAGACAAAGCAACAAGAATTGACACCAACGGGATGAGCGATTGTCAAGACTACGAATACGAAAGAGACCCACAAGGTAGCGTACACACATTCAAGCTAAACCGCAGAGGCGATTTCACAGACAACGGAAAGGTCGATTATGGCACGAAGTTAGGATTTGGATGGAGAGAAAAGTATTTTGATTATAGCTTTTAAGCTATAGTTGGAGTACAGGAGGTGGCGCATATGAGTATTTTATTAAGTAGCCCAAGAAGCTGGAATTGTTATAAAACAGAATCAGCAATAATCGTAGAAAAGAATGGCAGACAATATGCAAAGTATACTTTAGCAGACGAGGATAAGTTCCTTGCTTGGCTAGAGGAAATGTCAGGGACAAATCACACAGTCAACCAGTTTAAGAAATATGGTAAGACAGAGTGGATAGATTTATAGGAGGTGTCAAATGGTTAAAGAAGCAAAAGTAACAGCTATTAAGAAATCAGAAGTTAAGAAAGGTATTTACTATGTAACAGTAGACGACGGGTTTGGAGCTATCAAGCTCGTCGCTACTAGAAACTACAGCATAGGCGATACTGTTAAGATAAAAAGAAGGAACCCAGTCGACTGGATATGGGATATCGTAAAGGAGGGCAAGTAATATGGCATCACTTTACAGCGTAGCAGCCGTAGAAAAGTTAGTTAAACGCTACGAAGAGGCTGGAGGCATCTCATATTGGATGGGAGATGGAGGTGTTGGTTGTGGAACTGTTATTCTACACGACACAGAAGGAAAAGGTTTAGCAAGTTTCGTAATTAAAGAAAAGTACTTGAACGAATGGAGTTCAGCACACACTATTAGAAAGTACAGAAAATTGCCAAAGTGTTATTTGCAAATGATAGACAAGTTAATGCAAGATGAGGAACCCGTTCCACAGTTCGTGCATTTCGCAGGAGGGATGTATGAGTAGATATACAGAACTTGCAGAAAAGAAAGCACAGAACGCACAGTATTGGAACTCAAAAGGCAGGGAGGACTTCTGGAAAAAGTCCTACCCAAGCCCAAGAGTTAAGAAGCTCATAAAGCAACGAACATTAGCCAAGTTGGCTAGAGAGGAGGCGTAAGATGACATTCAATTATACGTTTACAGAACAAAGTGGTCCGAGCTACTATTCAGAGTATACAGACGAAGACTTCTACGATACAGAAGATTTCGAATGGGACTACGAAGTAGACACAGACCAGGTAGCTGAAGCATTCGTAGATATGTTTGGCGACAAGGATAACACAGTGGAGCAAAATTGCATAGCCGTAGCTGAAGAGGTTATGGAAGAAGACGACAAGAAAGAACTTTTAGCAGCATATGAAGTCAACACTCTAGAAGAGGTAGTTGAAGCTATTAAGTTAGATATCATAAAGTACAATAAAAAGATGGAACAGCAAGGTGCTAACTACAAGCAAAAGAAAATTGATGCAGCTAACATATTAGACCAGATGATGGACATATATTATTATGCAGACAATTACGAAGATGACTTGAAAGATTACTTTTACGAAGACGCGTACGAAGATTTCAGAGAGAACTATAACGATTAAAAAATAAAAAGACGACTATTTCATAGCCCCGAAAGGGCAGTCGCACGGAGGTTAAAATTATGAAAGAATTGATTAAACTTTTAGAGACAGCAGAGCAAAGACAAAAAGCATCACAGGTAGTGAGGCAAGTAAGAGCAAACATAAGAGTTAAGAACTATTTTGGATGGAGAACATTTATAGACGATGTTTCTATCGATTTAGTAGGATATATGATTTCAACAGACTTTAAGTACACAGTTGGAGCATATATCACTTGCGGAATGCAGTCAGCATTAGACCATTGCAGGTATTGCAACGCATTAAAAAGAAGAGGCGACTACGAATATGTCAGCCTAGACGCAGACGAATGCTTCTTACAGATAGAAGATGAGTCAGCAAACTTTGAAAAGCAGCTTGAACACGAAGCACATTGCGAAGAACTATATCAAAAGATAGCAGCGCAGTTTGGAGAAGAGTTAGCAAATCAACTCAAACCAGTGATTGATGCTACAGAAGATAAGATAGACAAGAAAGTCATTGCTCAATGCAAGACAGAGGAGTTTAGAGAATTCTTACATAATATGTAAAAGGAGAACAGGATATGAGATTAAGTGACAGGCATTTGAAAATCATACAAGAGGTTGAGTCAGACGGATATGTTTGGCTCAGCCATCTTTCCAAGAATGCACAGTATCGTTTTAGATACAAAACTGCCAGAGGATTCAAAGGGTATTACAAAGTAGAAGGACTAACATTCTTGACAAAGAGAGTCGCCAACGCACTTGAGTTAGGTGCATCAGAAGGGGACAGGAAGAAGCTTACAGTCACACAACAGTTAGCTGTATTAGAAAAGCAGCTGTACGAACTAGAAAGAGAGCTATATCAATTGAAAGGTGTAGGCATCAGAAGGGTCAAGAGGAGGTACAGAGATGAGTGGTAAGCAAATTGCAATATACGTACTAAGCTTTATATTCGCACCAGTCACAATGCTAGTGTTAGCATTAGGGTTCTGGATAGGGTATCCGCGAATTGTCAAAAATCGAAGTAAGAAGGAGGAATAGATTATGGCAGGAACAAGAAAAGCAAAACCACAAGTAGAAGAAACAACTGTAGAACAGGTCGCAGACCTCGAGAAAACGGTCGCGCTTCCACTTGAAGAGGAAACTCAACCAAACACACCAGCAGAAGCTGAGACCAAAAAGCCCGAAGGTATTTTCAAAAGAGTAAATATTGACAGTGGCTTTTATCAAATGAATGCAGGAATGTTGAAAGGTCTCAGTACAGAGAACCCAGACTGGATAGTAGAACTAACCATAGCAGGTGAAAGATGCTATATCATAAGTGCAGAGACCTACGATAAAAATATGTAGGAGGTGCGCTATGAGCCCAGAGCAAGAGAACGATTTATTGCGTATTGGAAGAGATGTCGCAATGAAGTCACGACTAACAGATAAGGAAGAGGCGTATTCAGTTGCCTTGTTAGGCGTGGCAAAGGGATTGAACACGTACACACCCGACAAGAAGGTAAAGTTAACGACGTATTTGTATCAATGTGCAAAGTTCGAATGTTGGGTAGAGTGGCGCAAGCAGCACCGAATAAAAAGAGGAAGAGGTCAAGAGGACATATCACTTGACGAATTGCACGACAGGGGGATAGAATTATGACAAGTAAAGCACCCATAGTAACTGCACAACAAAAGAAGATGGCAGAGCTTTTATTAAGAGGCGAAAAGACAGTTACAGATTGTTATATTGAGGCATACAACCAGACGCCAGAACAATGTGAGAACAAGCAGAACTTGTATCAGAGAGCGTATAATGCAAGTATATCAAAAGGTGTAGTCACATATTTGAAGACACTACAAGAAGCCGAGGCTGTGGAAGAGGCTCGACTTTTAGTGTGGGACAAGCGTAGAGCCACGAAACGTCTGTTAGAAATGTGCAGAGAGATAGAAGTCAATGTTGAACTAACAAGAAAGTTAAGAGACAAATTGATGGAAGATAACTCTATCACAGATGTAGGCAAATTGAATCAGATGCTAAAAGTAGCACAAATCTGCAACGACACGAGTAGAGCCATCAAAGAATGCATACAAGAGATGAACCAGATGTATGGACTAACCAAGCCGGAAGTAGCGTTAGGCAATGCAGTGCAAGTAATAATAGGTGGAGTAGAGAAACTGCCTGAAGACACTATAGATTAGATATAAGTAGTACTATAAGTAGTTAGTTATGCTTTTATCATAAGAACCGGTGAGAAAGTTATTTAGTTACACCCTAAGTAGTACAAAGGACTAAAGCACCAGGAATGAGGAGGTTAGAAATGCAAACAGTGAGTCTTGAACAAGTAAACCTAGTAGGGAGAGAGTACAAGAAGATAATGCTCTGCAAAAAGAGGTACCTAGTAGTGAAAGGAAGTCGTGCTAGTAAGAAGAGTAAGAATACTGCATTGAGATTTATACAGTTGTTGTACGAATACGAGCTAGCGAATTTACTAGTTGTCAGAAAGTATGCTGCCCTATTGAAGCAAAGTTGTCGAGCCGATTTGATTTGGGCAATAAAACGCCTTGGAGTTGAACGCGACTGGAACATTCCACGCGGAGAGATGACATTGACTCGCAAAAGTACTGGACAAGTAATTTTATTTAGAGGTGCCAGCGAGCCAGAAAGTATTGCATCTATCACAGTAGAAGAAGGCGTATTGAACTTTTGTTGGATAGAAGAAGCGTACCAGATTGAGAACGAAGCCGATTTCGATATGATTGACGAGTCTATTCGTGGACAATTGCCAGAAGGATATTTCAAGCAAATTGTTTTAACATTCAACCCGTGGCACGAGAGTAGTTGGTTAAGGAAGCGTTTCTTTGTTTTGCAGCCAGGAGAAGAAAATGATGGCGAAGTAACATACGAAGAAGGCAAGCAAAAGTCCACAGCATCAACACTTGCATTGACCAGGAACTACACTTGTAATGAATGGCTAGACAAAGCCGACCTTGAAAACTTTGAAAGGATGAGGATAGAGCAGCCAGGACGTTATAAAGTAGCAGGACTTGGTGAGTGGGGAGTCAGTGGAGAAACAATTTACACGAATTGGGAGGTCAAAGACTTCAACTGGCGTAAGTTATTTTATGATAAAGACCCAGACACAGGAAAGCCGATATATGAGCATCGTATAGGACTTGACTTTGGTTACTCACACAACACAGCAGGCGTACGCATATTAGTCAACCGAGAGGCAAGAGAAATGTATATATGCGAAGAACTATACGAACAACGACTAAGCACAGACGAAATATTTAAGAGGTTGACAGAGTTAGGATGGTCGAAAGAACCTATACACGCAGACAGTGAAGCACCGCAAACGATTAAGGACTTAGTCAAGATGGGATGCTCTAGAATGTTTGGAGTAAAGAAGGAAGGCGGTTCAGTAGCAAGTGGAATAACTGAGATAAGAAGTTACAAGATATATGTCCACCCTAGTTGTCAAAACTTTGAGATAGAGATAAGTCATTATGCTTTCAAGAAGAACGCAGCAGGTAAGGAACTACCACAACCAGAGAAGGAATGGGACCACTTGATGGATGCTATGAGGTATGCAATGAAGGACGACACAGCCGGAGTAGAGTTTGTAAACACCGACCAGCAGAAGCAAGTAAAGAACACAGAAAGCAGAGAAGCATACGAATTAAAGTTAAGAAGAATGATGGCTACAAGAAAGTAGTCATTTTCTTTGTCTTGTATTGGTGAAAATCAGGCGCGAAAATCATATAATAATAATGAAAGGCAATTTAGTATGAGGTAAAGGACAATGAAGGCGATGGTCGAATGTGTGAAAGGCACTTATGAGAAGTATGAGATAGCACCGGATGGCGCTAGTTTTATTCTGTCAAGAAAGTTAAAGTGCAAGTGGATAACGAATTATGGATACATTCCAGGAACACTGCAACACGATGGCGACGAGCTCGATGCATATATCATAGGCAAGGGTTTGAAGCAGGGAGAAGTTGTAGAAGCTTTGCCTATCTGTCTGATATATTGTATCGACAACGGGAAAGTAGATAATAAGTTGGTATGTGCAGCACCTACTGCTGGAAAGAATATAAAGAGGCTAGTGGACAAGATAGTACGCTTTATAGCAAAGTATAAGCGTGGTTCAATGCCTGTAAGTATCACGTGGAAGGAAAGCAACATACGCTATGAAGTCGCCAAATGTAAGGCGTACAAGAAACTATTTAAGAGGAGGTAAGCTATGTCAGTACTTGATGAAGTAAAAGCAATGCAGGAAGTAGACGAACAACCAAAAGTAGAAGTCAAGAAAGAAATCGTTCCAGCACCACAAGGCGAAGCACTAGTAGCAAAAAGTGAGTTCGAGAACGAAGACGAAATGATGAATCAAGCGGTTAGTCAAGCTGGACGACAGGCAATGACATTAAAAGATGTTGTTGATGTAGGCGTAACTGGAAAGGCGTTACAAAAGGAAGGCGTACTCGACGAGTTAACTGCCAAGAAGGAACAAGAGTTAAAAGAAGATGCGTTAGCCAAAGTAATTGCCAGTGAGGCTGCAAGGATAAAGAAAGAGACAGACAAGTTAACCGAGGAAGGTAGGAAACAACTTGCAGAGCTTGAGAATCAAATCAACCAAGCAAAAGCCGAAAAGGAAAAGCTAGAAAAAGAAGCAGACAAATGCAAAGCTTATTTCAACACCCACAAGGGCGTATTGAAGTATGCAGGTTGTAAAGAACCGATGTCATTGCAATATATGCAAACGATGTCAGTGATAGGATTTGTCATAATGTGCGTAGTAAAGATACTTTTCAGCCCGTTGATACTAGTAGGATTGTTTATTGAGTTATTGATGGACATCATAGGTGGAGTGACTGGAAGTATTAAGCAAAACGCTTGGAAGATAGTAGTTAGCATATTGTTAGCACTATTTATAGCAGGCGTAGTAATAGGTGCGTACTATGGAATAGTCGCATTGATAAATTAGAAGGAGGATGAGGATAAGTGATTGAACTTGAAAAGTTAACACCATTTGGTAGAAAGCAGTGGACCAAGAGAAAGTTTGATGAATACAGTAATGACTTAGTAACGAAAGCAATTGAACGTTCTGAAAGAGCCTATTCTCAACCAACGCACAAAGATTTTGATGACCACATAGACAAGTCAAAGTGGAAGACAACGATAGACAAGAAAGTAAACTATTTGTTGGCAAGAAAGCCACTTTTAACAGGTGAACAAGATAAGTTAGACAGTTTGTTAGACTTTATCAAAGAGTCAGCGAAGCAATATTTGTTAAGAGGGTCATTGATTTGGATAGTACAAGGCGATGGCGAGAACATAGAGCCAAGCCCATTGATAATGAACAACACCATAGCAGTGTACACAGATGAAAGTAAAGAAACGCCAGTAGCATTCATTCGAAAGTATGTAGACACGGTACTAGAAGAGCAGACGGGCGATGAAAAAGAGATAACCTATTACGAATTGTATTATGGCACGAAGAGAGACACCTATTGTTATGAAAACAGCGAATATGACAAGATAGGCGAAGACTTGAAAGAGGCACCACTTTTCATAGAGCTTGGAAAGACAGGTGACTCACCATTGTTCGCATATGTGGAAAAGATGTTAGGTGCGTTCGACAACATTTTGAAGCATCAAGACACAACGACACAAAAGAACACAGACCCATTAGTAGAAGTAAGAGGTTATTCAGGCACGGATGACGCCGACCTATCTTATGCAGTCAACAAATTAAAGATTGCACGAACTGATGGTACAGGTGGAGTCACCATACACACGAGGTCGATGGACAGTAACTCGATTGACATTTGGGAAAAGAGGTTAATGAATGAGTACTACGAAGCGACCTGTACAGTAGGTAAGGACAACGAGTTGCAATACGCACAAAGTGGTAAAGCAATGGACAGACTTTTTATAGATATGGAAAACTCAGCAAGAGAGTTAGCCCACACATTAGAGTCAGCCCTTGCAGTATACTTTGATAAGATTGGAATGCCAGGTATTGACATAGTATGGAATACAGACAGACCAGTAGACGATGCAACAATTATCAATGGAATTGCACAAAGTGTTGGAATACTTAGTGAAAAGACATTGATAGAGCAACACCCTTGGGTAGACGATGTCGACGAGGAGTTAAGGAGAAAGGCAGCAGAAGGGTTAGACGGAATGTCCGACCTAACAGAAGGAATAGAAGAGGAGGAAGAGTTAGATGGAAGCATTGATTAAGTTTATTGAACAATACGGAGTAGAAGTAGCACTCATTGCATTTGCAGCAATTTTCTTGGTAGGTGTATTCAAAATCATATTGAAACGCCCATTAGAGAAGATTGAAAAGGCAAATAGAAAGCCTATTTACGAAGCATTGTCAATAGTATTTGCATTTGGTTTAACAGCAGCGTGGTTAGCAGTCAGAGTAGCGTGGTTCCATATGCCAGTAGACCCATTTAGTTGGAAACTAGTTGGAGAAGCAAGCGTAGGAGTATATGCTGCAGTCAAAGTAATGTACCCATTGTACGAAAACTTTAGACTTAGAGATTTGTTACAAATCATAGGCAGATGGATGCTTAGTTGGTTTAGCCACAAGAAAATTGAAGTTAAACAAAACAAAGAGGAAGGCAACAACTCAAACGGACCAACAGTAATTTAGAAGGAGGACAGTAAATGGCAACAATAGATGATGTAGCAACCAACGAACAGATACAAGCTATTGCCGATGGTATAAGAAGCGTCACTCGTACACATACACAGATGACCATTCCAGAGATGCCAGGCAGGTTATTGCAAATCAGAGTTATTGAAGTCACAAAACTTTCAGTAGAGTTAGCAGCATCTGTATCGTTAGGTGAATATGACACTAACTTGTCACATTTATTCATAGCAGTGCCAGAGACATCAGCAGATGCACAAAAGTTGTCTGATGCTGAACCAGAGTTGAAGCTAGACTATACGAATGGTGAATTGACAATGACCTGTAGTGTAGCCACCGAAGAAGAGATTAGCATTTTAGTTGCTGACTGTCTTTTAGCAGGTGACAGCGACAGTTATGGCTTTTTGATATCGAATGGAGGTGCAACAGCAGGTGCAAAACCATATGATAGCACAAAAGCATACAAAGCAGGTGAGCCGTTCTTTTACGACGGTAAATATCAAGTAACAGCAGTAGCCCACGAAGCAGAAGAATATACAGCTGCACACAACACCATTTTAGCAACGTCAGCAGACATAGCATCAGTCACACAAGGGTTGTCAACTCATACAAGTGACAAAAACAACCCACACGAAGTGACAGCAGCTCAAGTAGGTGCATACACCACAGGGCAAGTAGATGCAAAAGAAGCTGCTTTGAATGATGCTATTGCATTAAAAGAGGATAAGTCGAACAAGGTAACGTCATTTGACGCACAAAGTACTGATACACAGTACCCAAGTGCAAAAGCGGTTTACGCAAAAGCAAAAGATTTACAGGACTCTATTACAAATGTAGATGGTAAAGCGGATGCAAACGCATCAGACATCGATGCATTAGAGCTTTCTGTAGCAGGAAAGGCGGCAGCATCTGATTTAGCAGCTCACGAAGCAGATAAAACAAACCCACACGAAACAACAGCGGCGCAGGTTGGAGCCTATACTAAGTCAGAAGCCGATGCACTTTTAGCGGCAAAAGAAAACGCTTCCAACAAATCACAAGTATTGAATGAAAACTCAACGCACGCGCAGTACCCAACGTCGAAGACAGTATATGACCGTTTTAAGACAGACGAGGAAGCACTTTCACAACACGGGACACAGTTAGCAGGACTTGGGACTGCGGCAACAAGGAACACAGGAACAACGAGTGGAACAATACCAGTGCTTGATAGTCAAGGTAAATTGCCACAGACAGTCATTCCGTCAGCGTTCTTAGTTACAACATATGTGGTAGACACTCTACAAGAAATGACACAGTTGCCTGCATCACAAGGTAACATTTGCGTTGTAAATGACGAATCTCAGACATATATTTTACAGCACGAGCCAGCATCAGTTTTAGCAAATTGGGTTGAATTAAAGAGCCCAACAGATGCGGTGTCATCAGTAAACGGACAAGTTGGTGTAGTTGTATTAGCAAGTACCGACCTTGACGACGCAACAACATTGTGGAACGCCATCAATGGTAAAGTAGCACAGTCAGTGTATGATTTATTTGCAGCGTCAGTTAACTCACATATGAGCAACACCAACAACCCACACAGCGTAACGAAGGCACAGGTAGGGCTCAGTAATGTTGACAATACTAGTGATGAAAATAAACCCGTTTCAACTGCTCAGCAACTTGCACTAGATACTAAAGTAGATAAAGAGCACAAGACAGGTTCAGATGTTTATTATAAAGTATTGTCCGACAATAACTTTATGGATGCAGATAAGCAGAACTTAGATGCAAACACAGCCGCAAGACATACTCACAGCAACAAGTCAGTTTTAGACGCTACGACAGCATCATATACAACTGCAGACAAATCTAAGTTAGATGGCATTGAAGCAGGAGCGCAAGCCAACACAGTTGACAGTGTAAATGGTAAGACAGGTGCCGTGGTTCTTGACCACACAGATGTAGGCGCAGACGCATCAGGTACTGCTTCGTCTTTAGTAGGTGCTCACGAAGCGGACACAGAAGCGCACAAAGCTTTGTTTGACGCGCTTGACGAAGCAAAAGTAGACAAAGTTTCAGGCAAAGGGCTTTCGACAAATGACTTTGACAATACCTATAAAGACAATGTCGATGCTAACACCACTGCACGACACACTCATAGCAACAAAACCATTTTAGACCAGATTGAAGAGGCATTCACTACTGCATTGAAAACAAAGCTAGATGGAATTGCAGCAGGTGCAGAAGTCAATGTGCAAAGTGATTGGAGCCAGACAGACAACACAGCAGACGACTATATCAAGAACAAGCCAAGCATTCCTGCGAAAGTTAGTGATTTGACAAATGACCTTGATTTTAGAACAGGCGCACAAGTCACAAGCACAGCACAGTCAGAAGCAGCGTCAGCAGTTTCAACACATAATAGTAGTGGTTCAGCCCATAGTGACATTAGAGACGCAGTATCAACTGCAACAACACTTGCAACAGAGGCAAAAGCCATTGCACAAGGAAGGGTTAGAGCAGTATCAAAAGACACACTGCAAGTTGCAGTACAATATGTTGGTGGGCTATCAGTTAACCAACTTGGGGCAGGCGACACGATTTTCATATTAGAGAAACAGGTTCCAGACTTGTGGATATATGAAGCAGATACGACAAATGTTCCGTACGTTTGGGTAGACAATGCAACATTTATTGCAGCATTGAACACTTACGGTTATGTACAAGTTGGCTACTACAAGTTAGCAATGATGGAAGCTGAGAAAGTCGACCTTACAAACTATGTGCAGAATACTAGAAAGATAAATGGGCACGATTTATCAGCCGATGTAACACTTACAGCAAGTGATGTTGGGGCAGATGCTTCTGGAACAGCCACAAGTGCAGTAAGTACTCATAACTCAGCAAACGACGCCCACAGCACATTGTTTGCAAACAAAGTTGACAAGGCGTATAAGACAGGAAGCTCAACCGTTTACAAAGTACTAAGCGACAACAACTTTTCAGACACAGACAAGAGCAACTTAGATAGCAATACAACTGCAAGGCACTCACATTCAAACAAAGCATTGCTTGACACTTATACACAGACAGAAACAAACCTTGCTGATGCAGTTACTAAAAAGCACAGCCACAGCAATTTAGCAGACTTAGAGAATGTAGTACTCTTTACGGCACAGAGTTTGTCTTCTGCCCAACAAGAGCAGGTAAGAACTAACATAGGTGCGGGGACAAGCAACTTTAGTGGTAGTTATAATGATTTAACTGACAAGCCAACGATACCAACAGACACCAACCAGAAAGTGAAGGCAGGAACTACAACTTTTGGAGATGATGATGTTGTAGAATTTGAGGCAGGGACAGGCATTGTTTTAACACCAGATGCACAGAATAAGAAAATCGTTGTTGCAACCGATAAAGTTATACCGACCACAACTGACAGTGTGACAAGTGGTTCAACAGCAGCATTGACTAGTGGAGGAGCCTACACAGCATTAGATAAGAAGGTTGATGGCTTTACGAAGTCAATATCGACCGCTGGAGGTACGCCACAGGCAGATAAGTTCATAACAGTTGACTATACTACAACAGGAAGTGAGAAAGGTGTTCTCATTAAGCTAAGTATGGTTTCTGGACACGGAAATGGAACTTCGTACGCTTTCTTACAAGATGTTATTCTTAGTGTCAATTATTTGGGCGGTGTTAGCGCTAAGGTGTACAAGTATTATGGTGCAGATGCTACTTATGATAGTACAGCACACCAGTTTGGAGACATTTTCTACACTATTGACACAACGAACAAGATTGTTCAGTTCTATGTATTGCTAGGGCAGTATGCTACACTCAAGATGACACCATACAGTAGATTGAATAGTAGTGACGGAGGTACTATCACTCAGCACACAGGTAGTGCTGTAAAATATTCGTCAGGTGCTAAGAATTGGGGTACGACGGGTGACTTAGGTGTATTGAAAAATGGCTCAACGAGACCAACTTTCAATGGCAACGGGTTAGCATTTTACTCAGAGATTCCAGACATTTCAACGAAGGCAAATGATTCAGCTGTTGTTCATAACACCACAGACGAAACAGTAGCAGGTAAGAAAACCTTTACAGGTCAAATGACAGTTACTGCAGACTTGTATGTTAATGGTAATATTTATAACCAGGGAACAGCATACGAGACGCACGCCGAGCATCTGTATGTTAAAGACCAAGTTGTTTGGCTTAGAGACCAGGGCTCAGGCGCTATGTCAAACTATGCAGGTGTTATTGCAAATCTTTACGATGGCACCAACAGTGGTGGTATAATTTTCGATAGCAATGGTATTGCTAGAGTCGGAGACATTGCTCAAGATGCTAGTGGTAACATATTGAAAGGAGACACTCAAGCTCTTGCTACTAGACAAGACAGTCCAAGTAGTTATGGCGTGCCATATTGGAATGCATCTTTGTTGAGGTTTGACACTCTTGCACCAGGAACAGCAGGCAAAGCTTTGGTTAGTGGAGGCACTAGTGCAGCACCTGTCTGGACTGAACTTGTAACACTCGACACAGCTCAGACAATTTCAGGTGCAAAGACATTCTCAGCGAATACAACTACTGTCAATGCTAAGCTACAATTCTCAGACACAAGTAACCCACATATTCAGATGACGTCTGGAAATAATACGTATTATTTCCAAGCGTATCAAGGAGAGTTTGGTCTTGGACCGACTTGGGTTTCCGCGACTACTTGGGATGCAAATGGCGTGATGACAGTTAAGGCGGCTACTTTGAAGCTTGGAGCAGGAACTATTTCGTACAATGCTTCAACAGACACATTCACAGTTTAGGGAGGTTTAGCAATGTCAAACTTGAATGTTACAGGACAATTGAAGGAACAAGGCGTAAGGGTTTTCTCTGCAAATAACCCACCAGTTGTTGCACTTTCTAGTAGATTCTTGGACTATAATACAGGCAACTTGTCAGGTACTGGCGGGTGGGTTAGTATAGGAAACCCTAGCTTAGCCGCAGGCGAAGCGATAACAAGTGTGTATGCTATTGGTAAGTCAGCAGGACAGCACTCGAATAATGCTATTTGGTATTTCACTACTTGGAGATGGAACGGTAGTAATGTAGAAATATATTTTCAGCGCCAAGCTAACGACGGGACAATGCCAGGCAAGGTTGTTCTTGTTGTTACGAAGTTTGCTGTTCAAGCACCGTCAGCGACAGGGTCAGGCACTACTTTGAATGTTTCCGGACAACTGAAAGAGCAAGGAGTTAGAGTTTATGGTCCAAATAACTTGCCCACATTGTCTGTTTCTAGTAGGGCTGAAGAGTTAACTGTTTCTGCACAGTCAGGCACAGGCAAGTGGATTGATACAAATCTTAGATTGAATCAAATGCCCGCGAATACTTATGTCACAGGTGCTTATGCAATAGGAATGCCATCAGGACAGTATGGTAATAATGCCTTGTGGTATATGACAAATTGGCGTTGGAATGGAAATGATTTCGAGGTATATATTGCAAGAGGTGCCAATGACCATAGCGACCAGGTAAAAGTTGTGCTGACATTTTTAACAATATCATTTAGTTAGTAGGAGGTATCAGTTATGTCAAATCTCAATGTTACAGGAACATTGTCAGAAAGAGGCAATAGGGTTTATAGTTCTAGCAATAAGCCTAGATTGACTGTTTCGTCACGCTGTGTCGAGAAAACAATAGGAACACAGTCAGGCACAGGGCAGTGGGTGAATACAGGATTTAAGTCTTCCGAACTAGCTGCTGGTGAAGTTGTATCCGGTGTCTATGCGATAGGGCAGTCAGGTGGTCAGTATGGCAATAATGCCATTTGGTATTTAGCCGGAATACTTTGGTCAGGCACAGACTTATATATTGCAATAAACCGTGGGGCAAATGATGGTAGTGCCAGCATAAAGGTTGTTATAACCGTGTTAAAAGTTATAGCGAGTTAAGGAGAGTATTAGATGAGTGTAAAAGGTTTAGAAAGGAGCGAAGCTCAAGCAAAAGCTTTACAGAAGAGATTGAATTCAATACTTTTGAAGCAGAAGAAAGAAGTTCAAGCTGAAATTGATAAGATTGAGTATTTGCTTGCTGACCGACAGGCACTCACAGCTTGGAAAAGTAGTCCAGCAGGAGCTGAGAGAATTCAAAGAATTTTACAGCAATTGAACGAGGTGGAGACACTATATCTTGAGGCAGGCGACAGCACAGCTGCCCAGATTTTCAAGAATAGGATGCAAAAACAATTGCAGCAAACTCTTACAAACTTGAAGGCAAATCAATTAGAGGTGCAGTTGCAGACAGCAAAGTTCAAAGCCCAAGCGCAAGGCGAAATCTTGAAAGGGTTGAACGATGTACAGAATGAAGGAATTTTAACTGAGATGTACAACCAAGCAAGACAGTCTGGCGGGTTTCTTTCTAACTTTGGCAAGGCATATATGCAGGACATAGTTACATTAGAGACCAAAGCAGCGGGCAGCAAGACACTTGGCGAGTATATGAATAACTTGTACACCACATATGAGCAAGGACTGAAAAATGTTTTTGTAAAAGGCATAGTCCGAGGCGACAGCTACAAGGCAATGCAAGAAAACTTGATGAAGGCGACCAAAATCACAGCTGGAAAGGCAAAGATTTTAGTAAACACAGAAGCAAATGCAATTTTCAATGATGGTGTAAAGCAGACAATAGAAAAGAACCCGCTTGTCAAGGGCTACCGATTTAGAGCAGTCCTTGACAGCAGGACTTCCAAAATCTGCCAAGAACACGATGGAGAATATATTCCGAAAGACGATATTCAGCCCGGAGTCAACTACCCACCATTGCACCCGAACTGTCGTAGTACTGTAACAATTGTTTTGCAGGACGAAGACGAAAAGAAAGACACCATTCAGCGTTATACGAAGAATGAGTCAAATCAATGGGAGAAAGTTCCTGTCGGAATGAACTATCAAGAGTTTAAGGACAAGTTTGGATTTGCAGACAATAAAACACCCCGTAGATACACCGCTGCAACCCGTGCAATAGGTCGCGATTCAATGTCACGCATAACGCCAACAACTTATAAAGGTTATGTAAAGCCGTCCGTTGCTGCCACGAAAAACATAGACAGGATGCTTGAAGCATATATTGACAATGACACAGAATTTTTGTCAAAAGTCAAAGAGAACACAGGGTTGAGTCAAGTTGATAAAGCACTTTTCAGACAAGCCCAAGCGGAGACAGGGTTTGATGGATTGCCTTTGAAGCTTGATGCAAAATCATTTGAACAGCAAATAGAGAAGAACAGCTATAAGAGGTTGTATAGACAATTTTCAGGAGAAGATACTGCAGAAGAATTTTTGAATGGAGTTATGCCATTTGGAAACGGAAAGTCGAATTATGGCGTAGGGACATACACATTTGAAGCAGAGCCTGATGAAGCTCTTTATGGAAAGACATCTTTAGAGATGGCATTAAAGTCAGACGACAGTAAAATCTTGAAAGCACTTAGTACAACTGATAGTCAGTTCGATATAGCAATGGCAAGGACAGGCGACGAAAGGATAAATGACATTTTACGTAAAGTGCCACAAGCTAAACGCCGAGAAGTCATTAGCCTAGCAGCAGTGCAGTATGGATATGATGCAATTGAAGTGACGAGTCCGATACAGGGTAAGTATATGCTTATATTGAACAGGACAGCAGTAATTGTAAAAGGAGACTAGTATGGAGTTAAAAATCAAACTTGACCCAAAGCAGATAGCCACTTTACGCCAGAGCCTTGAAGATAAGTTAGAAGTCGCTGCAGTTAGAGGGTGGGAGAAAGCAGTAGCGCTCACGCCAGCAGCAGGGCAGACACCCTATTCGACAGGTAGATTGAGGCAAAGTCTACGTTATCAAAAGACAGGAGATATGGAGTACACTTTCTTTTGTCCAGTTCCGCACGGGATTTATCTTGAGTTTGGTACTGGACCACGAGGAAAGGCAACAGGTGCTATGCCTGAGTTTGAAAATGACCCACAGCCTTTGATGTCATATCATACAGGAGAAGTGCTTGTCACACGTTCTAGAGGCGAAATACTTGACGAACCATATATCAGGCACACACAGGGAATGGAAGCCCAGCCATTTATGCGACCAGCGTTGTTAGAAGCAATAAAAGTTTTCAAAGAATTATTGCAAAAATAGGTGAAAAGTGGAACTGAAAATCATATAATATAATGTAGGAAGAAAAACTACTGTAGCCACCACGCAGACACGACTGCGATAACAAGTGAAGGAGGAAATTATGGCAGACATTGCTACACCACCGGTTGACACCCAAGCACAAGGCGCGGGCAACCCAGCGCAAGATGCAGCGAAAGCATCACAACCAGCAGATTTGATGATACCGAAATGGAGATTTGATGAAGCAACAAAGCTTTATAGAGAGTCAGAGGCAAAACTCGCTGAAGCAATGAAGGAAATTGAAGGTTATAAAGCCAAAGACACAAAAATCGCAGAGCTTGAAAAGCAGATTAAAGATATGGAAGCTTCTTATGCACTTGAGAAATCAAATGCTAAGAAAGAATCAGCCATTGAAGCTGCAATAAAAGACAAGACAGTTGATTTAGATGTTGTCAAAAAGCTTTTAGACAACGATAAGATTTCATTTAACGACAAGGGTGAGATTGAAGGACTTGACGACCAGATTAAGAAATTGCAAACCGACAAGCCATATTTGTGGAAGAAGGCGGCATCAGTTGCTAAGCCATCGTCAGCACCAGCATCAAAACCCGAAAAAACATTTGCCCAAAAACTAGCCGAGAAAAAAGCGGCAGCGCTTGGAGTCACAAGCAAGTCAAAAAATTATTTTAGTTAAAGGAGAAAGCAGATATGTTTAAGACATTCGGAACTTCGAAAGAAGTATTTGTCAATCAAGACGAAGGTATGTTTATTGCATTGCCTATCACTCTTGACATAGACATTCACACTCTTGAGACTGAAGTTGAAGGTGGAAGAACTTATGTTAAAGCCGGTTCAGTTGTTAAAGAGGGTGACGTAGTGAAAGGTATCTTAGCAGAAAGATACGATATCACAGAAGGTATAGCAAATGCTAGAGTAGTTGTTGAAGGTTACTGTTGGGCTTCACGTCTTACAGACAATGCTATTGCAGCGGTTTCAGCACTTCCAAAAATCGTTGTTATGCCATACAAAGCCGTTGTTTACAGTATTGTAGAACAAGGTGGCTTGAAAATCAAATTGCACGTTGAAGGTGCTAGATTTTCAGATTCAGTTGCAGCTAACAAGTTTACAGTGAGTGGACTTACTATCTCAAGTGTTACAAAACTTTCAGATGGTGACCTTGCTATAACATTCACAGCAGCAGCAACTGGTAAAATCACAGCAATTGACAGTTCAGTTCTTGTAGGTGTTTCTAGTCCTACAGTTAAAGGATTGCCACTTGAAATCACAACAGTAGCTGACCCAAAATATAATGTATCAGTTACAGCAGGTGACAATGGAACAGCAACAGCTGACAAATCAACAGCAGCTGAAGGTGAAATTGTTACTATCACAGCAACACCAGCTAGTGGCTATGTAGTAGACAAAGTCAAAGCAAATGGTGTAGAAATCACCTATGATAGCGGTTACGCATTTGTAATGCCAGGCGAGGCAGTAGCAGTAACTGTTTCATTTAAGGCACAAGGTTAAAGGAGGAAATAGAAAATGGCAGATATTTTCGATTTAGTGGAAGCCAAAGCGATTGGCGAATATGTTGAAACCCTTGCAGGAAGCCAAGAACCACTACTTGGTGCAACTCTATTTCCTAGCAAGAAAATAATTGGCCTTGATATGAAGTTCATTAAAGGTTACAAACAAAACGCAGTTGCTCTTAGACCAAGCACACTTGGCAGCAGAGCATTTGTAAGAGATAGAATTGGCGGAGCACTCATTCAAAACGAGTTGCCATTCTTTAGAGAAAAGATGGTTATCAATGAAAGACTTCGTCAAGAACTTGCAAGAGCAAAAGCCGATGCAACAGACCCATACACAAGCAGCATTTTAGAGCAAATCTTTGATGATGCAAAAGCACTTTCAGATGGTGCAGATGTTCAAAGTGAACGTGAAAGAATGCAACTTTTGTTTGGTGGTAAGATTGAAATTGGTTCAGCAGACAAAGACGGCAAAGAAGTTAATTTCAAATACGACTATGACGCTGATGGAAATTGGGCTAAGAAAAACAATATTAAGGTTACAGGAACAAAAGCTTGGTCAGACCACGCTAACAGTAACCCATTGCTTGACATTCAAGAACTTGTAGACAAAGCTGATTCTCTTGGAATCAAACTTACAAGAGCAATTGTCAGCCCAGCTACTTGGAGAGACATTATGCAAAATGCAAACATTAAAGCAATGTTTAAGAATGCAGATGGCTCTCAAAAAGTATTTGGTAGAGCACAAGCAGTTCAAGAAATCAAGAATGTAACAGGTGTTACTATTGCTGTTTATGGCAAATCATTCCAAGACGAAAACGGCAAAGACAAGTTCTATGCTGAAGACAGAGCTTGCGTATTGATGCCAGATGGTGCTCTTGGTAACACAGTATACGGAACCACACCAGAAGAAATTGATTTGATTTCAGGTTACGGTAACGCATCTGTTAGAGTTGTTAACACAGGTGTAGCAATTACAACTGCAAAACAATATGGCCCACCAGTTACAGTTGAAACAATTGTTTCTGAACTTGTATTGCCAAGCTTCGAGAGAATGGCTGAGGTATTTGTTATCAAGTATTAAGAGGAGGGAGATAAATGACAGACATTGAAACCGTAAGAACCTTGACTGGCAATAACGATATCAGTGATGCATTTATCTCTTTTTATCTTCAAGCCAGCGAAGACTTTATAAAGTCGTACTGTAATATAGACACGATACCAGACGGGTTGAAAACAACACTATTAGAAATGACAGCAATGCGAGTGAAGGCTAACTCAAACGGAGGTCAAGCAGCACTTGGGCAAGGCGTCAAGTCAGTAGCGTCGATGTCAGATGGTAATCAGTCTATTGGATATGCTATTGGAGGTTCGGGAACGAAATCTTTCATAAGCGAGGAAGACTTTGTAGCTGCGTATGGTGATATCCTTGGAAGATACAGACGAATGGTAGTTGATAAGAAACCTTGCGAAAAGACTTGCGGAAGTAAATGCTTACACCACGAAGGTTGTTCGCATCCGCATTTAGCATACCAGCACCCACGAAGGAGATGGTAGTATGTGGAATGAAGGCAGAGAGCTCGTTAAAGAAGTTTTCTTTCAAGACGAGATAGAGCTATATGTTAATGGTTATTTGCAAAATGACATAGGCGAGTCAATAGAAGACCCAGAGCTTGTTGGAACGTATCCTTGCAACATTCAAAACGGGGCAAGTACAGTTCAGAGTTCAGTTGGAGGACAGTCAGTGCCACAAGGAATAAGAATTAGCACAGTAAAAGATTTGCCTTTCGATTATGAGCATACTTATCAGGTAAGGATAAAGAGCGCAAGAATAAAGTTTGACCCAGAAGAGATGTGGAAGGTTGACAACATACTTGAAGCACAATTGAGCACGGTAATAACAGCATCGAGGAAGGTTTTAGTATGAGGACAGCCATACAAGCAGCGAAGCTGATAAAATCATTCTTGGAGGCCGCTCAACCTTTGCCAGTAATATATGCTTATGATAAGAGAATAACAGATGTTGACGCATTTGTAACTTATCAACTAACAGGAAGCCCAGTTGTCCGAAAAGGAATTGGTAATCAGATAATAAGCGAAAGGGTATCGTACTTAGTCACGGTACAAACCAAAACGGCACGCGAGAATATGATTTACAGCGAGATGCTAAAATTAGCGACCGATGGAACGTCAATTCAGTACGTGTCAGAAGCCCCTACGACTAACCCGTCCGTAGAAGGGAAAGTACAGAACAGTATTATACTTTATCTGTTTGGGGAAATCTCAGCAGAGAAAGTATTTCCAAAATACACAGCCGCAGAAGTTACAGCAGAACTTGCTAGAATTTCGCAGAACTACAATGAAGCCGCTGAAAGATATGGAGTTGATATTTCAGCCCAACTTGCAGAGGCAGCAGATGTAGTCATTCCAGAAGGCGAGTATAGTTATTCAGCCTTAGTGGAATTGAAGAAACAATATTTGGACAGACTCATAGCAGAAGAGGCACTCATATCGAACCCAGTTAACACAAGGACAGCGATACAGAGAGCCGAACTTATTAGACTGTTTTTAGAGACAGTTCAACCACTCAGAGTAGAGTATGGATACGCAAAAGGTATTAAGAAATCAAGAGGGGTGATAAGTTATCAAGATATGGGGAGTACAAATGTTAGGAATGGAATAGGAAATCAACTTATAAGTGAAAGGTCCACATTCCTAGTCACAGTGCAAACAAAGACAGCCCAAGAGAATATGTTTTACACCGAGTTGATAAAGCTTGGAACAGAAAAATCAGATATCGAATGGTTGTCAGATAGTTTGCGAAAAGACCCAACAGCAGAAGCAGGGTATATGAATTCCATTATCTTGCGATTGTACAATAACTTACACGCAACAAAGACATTGTATACTGCTGAAGAGGTTAGACAAATGATGCAAGGGATAGCCGACTATTATATATTTGCGACAAGCATTTATAGAGAGAACGCTGCTCAAAGCTTCATAGACAGGTTGGTAATACCAGAGTTAGAGGAAAGGTTTTATAGCTTGGAAGAATTCCTAGCAATAAAGCAAGAGTACTTAGACAAGGTATTATATGCAACAACAAAATATTAGTTAGAAAGGAGAAACTAAGATGGCAAAAGTTAGAGAACTTTTAGATAGAATGGATGCGGAAATACTTGACAAAGTAAACGCAAAAGTTCTTGAGAACGATGCATTCATTAAAGCAGCAGCTCAAGAAGCATATGACAAAGCAGTTGAAAATGAAGTTGCTAAAATCAAGTCAGCTGTTGAAGCAGAATATGCAACTGCTAGAGCATATCTCAGTGAATTGCTTGAAGACGAACCAAAAGAAGAGGAAAAGGCAGAGGTGCATCTTGAAGCTATTTCAGAAAATGAAAATATCATTCAAGAAGAAAACAACTCTGAAGCAAATGCTGCGGTGATTCAATAATGGATGAATTAGAAGTTAAACAAGAAATGACTCGTGAAGAGTTAGAAGCAGAAATTGCTGCTACAGAAGAAAAGATTTCAGAAATCAGCACTGAGCTTGAAGAAGTGAAATCAGAACTTGAAGGAAAGCGTCCAGAAACAGGCGATGAACCTATTTACGACGAGCCAGAAATCGACTCTGAAGAAGAGGAGAAAGACCCAGAAGTTGAAGCACTTGAAGCAAAAGAAGAAGAGCTTACAACTGCATTAGTTACAGAACAAGCAAAGCTTCTTGCTTTACAAAAGCGCTTGAACGACATTTTAGCTAACGAGGCAATGGAAAATTATAACGAGGAGGAATAAAGCATATGTCAATGATAGATGTAGGATTGAAAATTGAAATCGCAGAAGCTGCTGGCACAACTACGCCGGTTGCATCTTGGCGTCAATTGAAAGACTGCTCAGCAATGCCTGCATTGATACAACCTAGTACAAAAATTGCCACTGACTATATTGGCGATGAATTTACAGGTGAAATGCTTGGTAAGAGAGCCATCACAGGGCTTGACTTCACTTTCGCATATGATGGTGGAGCATCAGGTACACAGTATAGGTTCTTGTCAGATGCTGATGACAACAACGAAGTT